AAACAGTGTTTGTATTCATAACTATAGCATCACCTGAAACAGTTAAGTTACCTGTCATACCCACGTTTCTAAAACCACTTACGTCTTTGTTTGAATCTGCTATAACTGCTTTTGATGCAGATACTGTGCCTGCTGTTATGCCATCTACTAAATTCAACTCGGCTGCTGTGGATGTAACACCATCAAGTATATTTAATTCTGCAGTTGTCGCTGTAACACCATCAAGTATGTTCAACTCTGCAGCAGTTGATGTTACGCCATCTAGTATGTTTAATTCTGCAGTGGTAGATGTTACACCATCTAAAAGATTTATCTCTGTTGCAGTTGCAGTAACTGCCACGTTTTCATTTATCTTCGGACTTGTTAAAGTTTTGTTTGTTAAAGTTTGAGTTGCTGCAAGTCCTACAAGTGTGTCTGTAACAGCAGGTAAAGTTAATGCAGTGTTACCAGAAAAATCGCTATGAGCAGGAGCTTTAAGTGCAGCGTAGTGTGCGTTGCTAGACTCACAATATAATCTAAGTTCTGATTGTGACCCAGTGTTTTTAAGATCAATAACTCCACCCTCAACTGTAAGATCATCACCCACAGAAATATCACCTGTAACAGTTAGAGAATCTACAAAGGCATCTTTAAATCTAACGCCAGTTGTACCTAAATCTACGTCACTATCTGTTTGCGGCCCAAAGACTCCATCTGCAACAAAGACTTGTTCTGCGTTGGCTGCATAAAAATGTATCTCGTCAGCAGTCTCAAAATCTATTTTTGTTTGATCGTCTTCACCTATCTTGATGTCTGTTGCAAGTAAACTGGTTATACCTGTTTGGGCTGCATCAATACTAATTACAGAACTAGATGCAGATAAACCTGTGCCTGCAAACAACGTAGCAAGAGACGCTACGGTTGTTAATTGTTCTGTAGATCCATCAGAATCTAGTGTAGCAAGTTTATCACCATTTGCAGGAGTAACATCACTTAACTCAGAAAAATCAAGAGTAAGAGTTACGTCACCTGATGTACCACCTCCACTAAGACCTACGCCTGCAGCCACTCCAGTGATATCAGCCGCTGCAATATATGTGGTTATATCAGAAGCAGGTATTTGTTTGGTTGTATTGCCATCTATTATAATAAAGGCATCACTGTCGGCAATGGTAATAGATGAAGTTGATTTGTTTGATCCATCGAGTAAATTAATTTCACTCGCAGTAGACGTTACTCCGTCTAATATATTAAGCTCTGCAGTAGTAGATGTCACGCCATCTAAAATATTTAACTCGGCTGCAGTAGATGTCACCCCATCTAATATATTAAGTTCTGCTGCAGTAGATGTAATTGATGTGCCTGCTATTTGTAACGTTGTAGCGTTTACTTCTCCACTAGATCCATACACAACTGCTTTGCTGTTTACGATTGTACCTGCACTTGACCCATCAACCAGATTTAATTCTGCAGTAGTAGATGTTACCCCATCTAAGATATTGAGTTCGGCTGCAGTAGACGTTACACCATCTAATATATTTAGTTCTGCAGTGGTTGCAGTTACACCGTCAAGTATGTTAAGTTCTGCAGTTGTTACTGTAGCACCATCTAGTATCTCAAGTTCTGCTTCAGATATGCCTGCACTGCCTATCGTTAATGTTCCTGATATATCTACGTTACCATTTATGTCTATGGTTGTTGCAGCAATTTGTATTTCTGTGTCTGCTACTAAGTCTAATTGTCCATCGGTAGATGAATTGATGTATATTGCTGTGTCTCTAAATTGTAGCTTCTCTGTAGAAGCAATAAGTATGTCGTCACTAAACTCAAAGTAGTCCTCATCTTCCATCCATTTTAGTACACCATCTGATGTTTCACCATCAAAGGTTATTGTTATATCTGTTCCTGCTGTCCCTGCACCAAACGTAAGAGTGTTGCCTAACAGTTTTGTTATAGGGCCACCTTCGTTGGCTGTGCCATCGTGGGTGTGTCCTGTGCTTGCTTGAAAGGCTGCTAGTAACTGATTGAACTCATCATTGGTATGAGCTGCAGTTATTACGTCTCCGTCAGTGTATGAAGACTGTCTAGTGTATGTATCTCCCATTTATCTTCTTGCTCCTAATTGATATTCTAACTGAAATCCTTTTAGTGAATAAGGTGCAGTTACTCCCCCATCGTTTACCCTTAGTGCTACTGCGAAACCAGATCCTTCTACAGGTTGTCTAAATAAAGGTTGTGATGAACCACCATAAGTTCCTTTTGGTGTTGATGTTAAACCATATTTTGTTGTTCCATATATTGCAGCTACATCTGCTGAGTCTAAAGGATACGCTGCAGGTCTTGCAGATTCTTTAGATTCGTAGTCATATCGAAGAAATAAATCTGCATCTATAGATGATTCAGGTGAAAAGTTTACAATCACCCTTTGCATATTTTTTCTTATACCCGGATCATTTAAAGTAAGATCAGGACTTCTGTATCTAGCGTTTATAGCTGTGCCATCAAAATCATTACCCTGCTCTTGTCTGTACACAAAACCGTCACCTGATCCGTGTATAGCAATTACATTTCCTTGATCTACAAACGTATCAGTTGCTGTCGGTCTTACACCTCTAATCTCTGAAAATTCAAACTGTTGTCCTTTTAAAACACATATAACACCTTCTGTTAAATTTTCACCTACACTTGCTTTTGTAAAAAATATTCTATATTGTGTTTTATCAGGTATAACAATCGATGTAAATTTTCCTGAATTAGCTAAATTTAAATCAAACAAAGACTGTACATTAGAACTTATAGTACCCAATTCAACGTCACCAATTCTTGCAGTACCTGCAACAGTACGTAACCCATCAGGACCTAAGAATATCAAGTCACCTGCAAATTCTTGAATAGTTTGTCCGTTCACACATCCTATACTTCTTGTCACAGGTTTTACTGCAAAGTCACTAGAACTTGATCCTGTCATTTGAAATATTCTGTTTTCACAAAATATAAATAAATTATCACGGAATACTTTAAGTCCTGTTATTGTGTCATCTACTTTTACACTGCCTGCAGGTAAACTTCCACCAGTGCTAAAATTATCTTCATCAAAACCCACACTAAAAACTACTTCTTGTGGTGTGCTAGACATACCTGCGTAAAACATGTGATCTTTAAATACAGCTACAAATTTAGCACCTTCAACAGTGCTTTGAGTCACATCTGTTGCGTTGAATGATGTATCAAATACTGTTGGGTCGTTATTACCATCTGCAACAATTAATTTGTCATTACCATCAAAATTAAATCTTTCAAATGTATATGTTCCTGCACTTGTTCTACCAGTGTCTTTTTCTGTCCAACTTGATCCACCTGCATCTGCAATAAATATTTTTTCTCCTCGTGCCGCAACAACCTTTGAAGCAAAAGTTGTAACCATCAAAACCTCTTCACTAGATGAACTTGTTTGTGGCACAACAGCACTTACATATTTATTGAAACCGTTTATTCTTCTGTAGCCGCCCTCTATATCAGGTTCAAAGTTAAGTAACTCGATGGCTTCCCCCGGTTTCATTATGAAAGTAGATTTGTTTTTAACTAACCCACCTTCACATATAAAAGGAAAAGCACCTGTTTGACTTAACTCTGGCATTAAACGGCTCTCATGTAAATTTGTTTATTAATTAACTCAACACGCATACGTTTAATTGATTTATCAAATTGTGCTTGTGATAATTGTGCATTTTGTACTTCACCACGTAAAGTAAATGCGTAATACTTTGCTCGTTCTGCTATAACTGTTTCAAATCTTGTTGGGATAAGAGAAGTATCAGTAGACGCACTTAATGCAGTATGAGTTGCATAATAAAAATATTTTACAGTGTATGTTGATTTATCTGGCACAGGTGATAAACCTATGCTTTGATCTGGATTTTCATACACGAACTCAGGTATGGCTCTTGAATTACCTGTTGGATCTGTATCTCTTTCGTGATAATTATCAAGATACTCACTAAAAGTTAAATAATCTAATCTCTCTTCTGTTTTATCCGCTGCTTCGAGAAATGTAAAACTATCATAATCAATAGTTTTAGTATCTGTTGTGCTTAAATCTGATCTAGAATACAATCTTTTTCCTGCAGTGGTGGTAAAACTTTTTGCTGTTACAGTAAAGGGCCACTCAGTATCTGCATTAATTATATCATCTATAGCACGATTAACATAATCTTTTACTGCAGTTTGTATTCCTCTTGATGAACTGAAAGTGCTACTTGTTAATTCTACTTCGTTTAAATCTCTCAGTACGTTGTTTATTAATGTTAGATAACTGCTCGCCATGTCTAATTTTCTCTTGTGTTTTTTTAGTTTCTAAGTAGTATCTTCTTTTTCTAGCTACTCTTGACGGACTATTTAATTTTTTATTAAGTTCAGCTATTTCTTCTGGGTGAGATAACTTGTAAGGTTTATTGTTTAGTGGTATTAATAAACGTAAATTTTTTTTTTAATTTTACTATCTTGTAATCAACCACTCTTACGTGCTTTCTTTAATTGTTCTTTAGCTCGTTTTGCTATAGCCACGACCTCTGTCTTACCCATCACTTTTGCTCTTTGCTCCATGACCGTAAGGATTTGTATTTTTCTTGCATACGGTTTTTTAATTTTTTTAACCTTTGCAACCGTTGCTCTAGCGTCTGCCGCTGTAGCAAATTTGATGCTAACCGTGTCCTTAGGGTTCTCATCCGTATATAAACGTCTATCAGAACCCTTCGGCTTTTTTCCAGTTCCAACTTTAGGATCTCTCTTCTTTTTCGCCACTATGACGCTTTTTTCTTTTCAGGTTCTTCAGCTAAAGAATCCACTGTTTCTTTTATTTCTTTAGTATTTTCTTTTACCATAGAGTTAAGAAGTTTTAATTTTTCTGTAGCTTTAAGAACTTCATTTAAAGATCTGTCAATAAGATCTAATCCTGCATTATTATTATTGATAACTGCTTGTGCAGTTTCTATTTGTAGCTTATACTGGTAAGCTAATGCCTGTGCTGCTAATGTTTTCATTGGGATGCTCCTTTGTCCAATTATACAGATAAACTACGATTATTGCAAGTTAAATCTTACCTGCCCACTTAGCTGCAAAGTACACTACAGCTACAAATCCTACAAATGCTAATGATACCCCTACTACCCACTGCACTACTGTCATTATCTCTTCTTTTCTTTTTTGAGCTAATCTCTCTTGTTCTCTTCTAGCTTTTCTTGCTTGTGCTTGAAATTTTTGCCAATCTGCCCATAATCCGGGTCTGCCTACATAAATCATTATTTGTTTAAGTTCTTCTTCTTTTTGCTTTAGTTCTTCTAAAGCCATGAACTCTTCTAAATCACCACCTGTAACACCTTTTGCTTTTTGTTTGTGTACTTCTTTTTCTATATTTTCTTTAGCAAAAACAAAATCGGAAATATGTTTGCCACAACTGGCAAGTTCTTTTCCGTTGGAAACAAAACTTTTTATGACTCCGAAAGCCGCATTGGCTGCGGCAAGCTCTGCTAACATGTATTCCCCTTACTTGTTTACTGGCTTGCAATATGCAATTATTCTTTTATCTCCTTCCTCAGAAGGTATCGTTGGTTGTCTTGTTAGACGTTCAGCAAAATACAGGCATCTGTCTATATTTCGAAACCTCTGTGTTTGGTTTATCACCTGAGTCTCTATCATTACTATCAGAAGAAACTCTATCATTGTGGTGGCAATCGCATGAACATTCTTCGCAGTCGCAGTCGTAACATTCGCAAGTTTGGCATCGTTTCTTATTCATTATGTTTTAGTACCCATTAAAACGTATTGTTGTTTGTATACTGGCATTTTAGAGAAAGGTTTTTCTTTTCTACCAACCATCCCAGTATATTTATCTGCTCTTTTTCTCTGTGTGCGTTCATCATCAAAGACATTACCTTTTTCTTTTTGATCTATATCTGCTTTTCTAGGAGGTGTATATCTAATCATTCCAATCTCCGTCTTCCATAACTTTAGCTAATCTATCTGCTCTACCCCCAACTTGATTTGCCCAACGTGAGTTAAGCATCTCGGATGCTGCCCATTCAAAATCTTCTCTTTCTATGGCTTCCCACATTCTTTTAAATTTCATAAGACGTGGTATACCAAGATTAAACCCCATATCTACAAGACACATTTGTCTTGCTTCGTTAAGATCCATCACAAGAGGTTTTTGTTTAACTAATTCTTGTTCTACAATATCAAGATCATTGTTACAAAGATAGTATGCTTCTTCTTTAGTTAAACCATCACTTATAATTTCATCAAGTGTTTTGTTCATGTGCATGAGTTCGTAATCATCTATACCACGACCTTCAAGATTACGCCCTATACCGATGGTGCTTATTCCTAAAGAATCTTTGTAAGGCTCAAGCACGAGTCCTTCGTGTTCAGCAATTCTTTCAACCATAGTTTCTCTATCGTATTTCATACCATCTCTGCCTTTCTACCTCGATGTATTCTGCCACCCCCTGCTGCTCTTTTTCTACCTGATGCAGTAACAGACCACTTAACAGCTTTAGGACCTGTTTTCTTTTTAGCTTCTTGTTTACTTATTCTGCTTGCTACTTTTTTAGGTCTACACGCAGGGTAAGGTCG